ATGAAACTGTACGAGATGCTGAGCATCGCGTCTATCAGTGTCGGTAGGCTTTTGCTTACGAACTAATGATATAATCTTTTCAAAATCATTTTTTAGTTTATGATTGTATAACTCGCCATCGAGTACTACGTCAGGATTATGGAAGAAAAATCCATCTAGAGCATTTGTAATATGCCTGACGTTTTTAAATTCTTTACCGGTACGTGAGTATGCTTTTACGCTGTATGATGCCAAATGTTCTTGGCCAGGAAAGTCTGATACTCGTTTTATTATACAGCGAACGCCGTCAAGTTTAGGTTGTATGTACACAGGTTGTGACCAGTCAACACGACTGTCATCGAACTTGTGTGCTAGCATTGGTTTTGTCATAGGTCATTAAGTTTATTTTCTACTATTTCTATTCTTCGTTTTATTATTGCTGCTTTCATAAACTCTTCATTGCCTTCGTACATAGCTAGTAATGTATGTAGCCTAGCAAGCTCAGCAACTAAAAACTCTTCTTCAGTTTCTCTGAACGGCATATAGCCTTTCATTAGATCACCGATACTCATTGGTGTTTCTAGTTGATGATACTCTTGTTTGAATTTGTAAAGCATTTTTTTGATAACCGCATCAGTTATCATATCAATTGTTTTATCGTTTATATTATCTAGGTCCATTCGTATTTATATTGTATATACTTTGTCACATCTTTTTTTGCCATTAGCAAAATCAGTGTAATCCATGTCATCACTGTATCTTTCTATAATTTTTTCAGGTGTCATTACAAATACATTAGTACTAGTATACTGATCATGGCAACTAATCCATATATCTGATTTACCTGACCATATTACGTAAGTATAATTATGGTCTATAGCTTCTAAATCATGATATAAATAGCAACTGTCATAGTAATGGTCATGTACTAGCTTTGCAGCCATAGCACTACCATCTTGTCTACCGTTAGCTAAAACCCAGTTAGCTAGCTGTACGCCTTGCCACTGAGGATAACCATCATGATGTAAATACATATTTACGTAGCTTTTGTCACTGTACACCGAAGGTGGAGCAGCAAAACCTAGCTCATGATTTTGTGCGTAGTCTCTGTCGACTACCATTGTTAAATTTCTTGTACTCATTTTATTCCGCCGTTTTTAATTGTGTTTCTCATTTTTACTAATTGGCTGTGAAACGTTGACCATTTGTCACTGTCTATCTCATCATATGATGCTTCAACTCTAAATTTAAAGTCATCAATTAATATTGTAAGTAATTTATTTACTTGATCTTTTAGCATTGGCATGTCTTTCATAGAATAATGCGTAGCCTAGTTTAGCATAATTGATTATATCACCAAATCTGCTTATCATAGGTTCAGCTTGTTGTAATTTATCATCTTTGACATGAGCTGCAATTGAGCTACATTGTTTGTCAAAGTAAGCATACCATACTACTAACGGATCTACGCCTAGCTTATCAGCTGTAGCCTTAAAGTTATTTAGTACGTCTTCATTACCTGTAGTATACTCAGGCCCTTTCTTATTCATTGTTTCCATAGCATGTGCATCTAATGTACCTACTATTGTATTGAATTTTACACTTTTCATATTAATCTAGTAATGTCATATAAGCTTTACTGTTCTGTGATCTAAACCAGTCTAAGCCTTTTATCATTTCTTTTTGTAATTTAACCATTGAAGGATCTTCTATGTAAAAGTCACCAGAGTTTTGAGCATTTACAGCTAGTGTATACTCAGCACCTTTGATAAAATCGTACATAGATAATTCTGGTCCTGTTAACTCGTATTGTTCACCGGTAAAAGGATTTGTTACTGTATCGCCTGTATTATACCAAGCGCCTTTGAACCATTTAGGTTTTTCTTGTTTATCCATCGTGTTCATTTTCTGTATATTCTCCAGAGTCTAACAACTCTTCTTTTTTATCTTTAAACTTTTCTTCATATATATCTGTCCACCAGTCTGCCATTATGTAGTTGAAATCATATTCCATATCAGGCCATAAGTCTGGTGAAATCCACACATCACAACCACTAGTTAGCTCTTCAATAGCTCTGTCTGACCACTCGTTGTGGTCTTCATAGTAATAACCATCTTGTGATACATAAGGTCTATCATCATGAGTACACCAGTATATATCATAGCTATCAGCTGTTGATTCACTGTATATTTTTAGTTTGTACTTATCATCACACCAGTCACTTGTAGTGTCTAGTGTTGCACCATATTCTGTGTTGATATATTCAAGAAGCCATGGCGCATCTGGTTCTTCCATAATACCGTCAGCTTCGAGAGCTTGTTTTATTATTTCGTCTGTTAGTAGTTCCATTACTTCTTAATTATATTTTCGCCATACATAAAGTCATAAGGAGACATTTGATAGCTGTTTAAACTTGTGTAGCCAATTAAGTCATTAATATCAGATATGGACAACTCTGACCATATAGATTTTGACATAAGAGTATACTTTAATAGCTTTGCTGTAGAGTATTGTCTAGCACTTGTTTGCAAGTCTAGCTTTACTTCAGGCAATAGCTGGTCATAAAGGGATTTGATTTTAATTTTACTCATATTATTGTGTTTAATTATTTTGATTATATTATCCATATACATTCGTATTTGTATTGTAATAGTGGACGTGGCAGGAATCGAACCTGCGTTTGAACCGAACCAGCCTCAATAGTAACGCTTGCTGGAAGCATTAAGTTACCTTGAGTGTGGGTTCACTTACCATATCACGCCCAAATCCCCTCTTGTTTTCATCACAAGGCCTACTGTGTTACCGAGGGGTGCTTCACGCCCACATCCCATACTCTTTCAATGGTTCGGGTCGTTCTTCGCGTTAGTTATATATTTTGTCTGACTTACAAATCATCCACTCACAATTACTTGTATTATGGCCTTTTAGTTCCATTATATCTTCATAATGCTCATGTTCTAGATCTGTTCTGTTAATGTTATACATGAATACTCTGCCTTCTTCAAAGTCTAGTACCCATAAGTATCTTCTTTCATTAGACTCTTCGATAGTCTTTAATTTTTCTTCGTCTAGCATATCATGCCATGCTTTTACTGTATCACTCATCGTAGTATTTATTAGTAGTTACATTTAGTTTATTAGCAATGTGGCGAGCGACAGTTCTCATCATGTAACTATGAGCTTCATTTATTTCATCGCCCTCACTGTCTTCAGGTAAGAACTTGCCGACTTGCCAATCGCATTGCTTGTATATTTCTTTTATTACATCATCAGCTATTTCACTTGCTGCGTAGTGTATTTCTTTTATTTTTGCCATAGTATTATCTTAAACACGTGCCATAACCTCGTCTAGCGCCAAGCTTCCTTACACGTTTCGCCTGACTTTTTGGCATGATTTGAATAGTATTGCCGGTTTTATGGTAGGTAATTGCTACGCAACCATATGGTTCAGTGGTTGAACAGTCGACGCAAGAGGTATAACCTAGTGCGAGGCGCTGCGGAGGTATTATATTTTTACATTTACATTTTTTCATACAAATATATTATCTTGCTTTATTCGTATTTTGTTTGTAATTCTTTAAGTAGTATTCTAACATATAGTTTAATCTAGCAAGACCTGACCATACTTTGACTCTTGCTAAACTCATATAGCTTCTAGTTTGTAGCTTACCATCGATCAAGAAAGTAGTTCTTACTTCTTGCTTGTATTGTTTGTTTAGTTGATACGGAGTGTAGCAACCGTTTTGTTTTCTTACATAACCTGACTTAAACACAGCTAATCTTAGTCTTTCTGGCATTGGTTTTAGTTTGCCGTTGTAAAATCTGTTGCCAGCTGATACAGGAAACTCGAACTCACGCGTGCCATTAATAGCTTGTCTTTGCGTAGTTATTTCTTTAATATTGTACTTAATAAGCAATTGTCTTACAAATGCGTTCTCAAGTGCTTCTTGTTCTCTTTGATAATCTGTCATAGTTACTTTTGTTTTAGTGAAATGTGTATTAAATTCCAGTCAAGTTGAAAGTGATCGTCATTTGGTGCATACTTGTTGTACAAGTTTACTAATTCTTTAGTCCAACCACCTTGTTTTTCAAGTTTAGCAGACCATATTTCGCGTTGGCGTCTGCCATTTTCGTATGCGCTATGGTCATCACTCATCATATAAGTGTGGTCATATTGCTCAAACATTTCTTCTAGTGTTAAATCTTCGTAGTATTTAGGCATATAGTGTATTATTTATTTTGTAGAATCTAGGATATGAGTGACAAGTTTGGTCAGCGCTATCGTAGTAACTACTGGTTATTATTTTGTCGACTACAACTACATCGCCATTTTCATATGTTAATGTATAAGAAATTGGTTGTTTAAGTGAGTTGTATTGGTTGACTTTGATTTTGTTCATAGTTTTTATTATTATTATCTTACTAATATCGTATTTTGTTTGTAATAGTTGAGGTTAAATCGCTCGTTCCACTCGTCTTCAATCATTAGTATTTGTTGACGAGTAAGTTTTAATATCTTCTTATGTTTATGTTTTCTACTCATAATAAATTATAAGTTATAGTTTCATATAAATAATCTTGTATAGTTTCTACATATTTGTCTTTACAATCAGTTTCTTTATTGAAAGGAAACTTAGTGTATAATTCATTAAGTATTTCTACTTTATTTAAATCTATTGAGTTAGTTACCTTACCATCTGGATAAGTTACTAAGTTATATTTTTTGTTATCTATTTTAAACATATTAGTGAAATATTACTAGTGAAACATAAAGTGTACCGAATAATAGTATTAAAAACAGTACACTTTCAATTACTTCTTTTATCTTATTCATATTAAAATATTGGGTAGTTACCATTGATGAATATGTGGTTGATAAGGTTAGTGAAACCGAAAAGGAATACACCTGTTAAACCGACTATTAAAGCGTCAAAGAACATATTGACTGGGTGAGTATTAGTTACATACTTGTATACTCTGTTGTAAGTGAATTTGATTTTACTCATAGTTATTATATTTAATTGTTAGTAATCGTGTAGGTAATCGAAACCTACCTCTGCTCCAAGACGATTGTTGAGGTTGAGTTAGATTATACTAACTCTTTACCTCTTAGTACAACTGGAATATTATTAGTTGCAGTGTACGATTTGTATTTTAACCAACATGGAAGTTTAGTTAGTGTGTCTTTCATAATTGAGAAGACTTTGTCATGATTGTAAGTTATTGTTTCACCTTTTTTATTTGTGAATTCAATAGTTTGATTTTTGCCGATTAGTGATTTGCGTACAACAAATCTTTTTGAAATTAAATTGCTCATAGTAAATTGTTTTAAGTTATTAATTATTTGTTATTAGTTACGTTTATATTATCTTTGTAAGTTCGTATTTTGTATGTATAAAAGTAGTTTGTTTGTTTACTATTTGATTTGGTGTTAATAGTATTCCGCACTTTCTCTCTTTATCTAACATATTATTTATATATTTTACTTACAACTATATTATCAAACACACTTCGTATTATGTATGTAATATATATATAAAAAACTTAGATATATAGTGACATTATAAAACAAAAAGGTGAAAGTTTTATACAAATTTATTATAAAAAGGGGCCCCCACTTTTACAAAATGCATTTTATATATACAAGCAAAGTACGAGAGAAGAGTAGCAACACTTTACTTCTATACATCTTACAACTTTTTTTGTGACACTAGCTATATAGATCCTAATAGTAAGGGGCAATTGTCACCGTTATTTTAAAACACTATAAATACATGTAATATATTATAGTATGGCGAAGCAAAAACTAAGTCTTAGAGCTAGAGCGGCTAAGAAACGTAGAGATTTAAAAGCCGCTAATAGCGCGAGACGTAAGAAGATGCGAGCTGAAAACCAGCGTAAAAGACGTGCTGCTATTAAAGCAGGAAAGAAGTTACGCGGTAAAGATTACGACCACAAAACCAGAAGGTTCGTAAGCGTAAAATCGAACCGTGGAAACAGAGGACGCGGTACGAAAAAAGAATAAACTATTCCTCTGCACCCTAAAACCCCAATACAATGACGTATTTTTATTACAGGACTAGTACATCTAGTCAACCACAAATCAATGAAGAAACCATTAAATTCTGGAAGCATTTAGCTGATAAGAAAAACTGGCGTATAGTCCAGCTACCTAATGGATTTTATCAAACCGAATACCAAGACTTCGATGAAGTTTGGGTAGACGTTACAAGAAGAGAGACTATAGACGGAGCAGAAGCCGCTATTGATGGATCAGTAGAGCATTATGGTAAAAGATTAGATTTTATCAAAGGCCCGAAAGTAGTTAAGGAATTTAAATAGGCAATAATAAAATTTAATTAAATGGAATATAATCAACCTAGCCAGATCGTAAAAGATCTGACGTTTAGCACTGACGCTAAATGGAAAATTATTGAAGGTGTAGAAAAACTTAACAATGCAGTTAAGTCTACACTTGGAGCTTCAGGAAAATGTGTCATCTATGAAGATGCATTAGGAAAACCGGTGATAACAAAAGACGGAGTAACGGTAGCCGAATCCGTTGTCTTATTTGACCCGGTTGAAAATATAGGCGCAACGCTTATAAAAGAAGCAGCGAATAACACTGTGAAAGAAGCAGGTGACGGTACCACTACGGCTACTGTCCTTGCTCATTCGCTTTTAAAAATAGCAAGTGCTAGAGAATCTGGCAATGTTAGAGAAATAAAAGAAGGTATTAGAACAGCTACAGACAAAGTAATGTCATACTTAGATAAAGTAAGCATCGATGTCGACGATAGTTTACTAGAGCATGTAGCTACAATATCTACTAATAACGACAAAGAGCTTGGTAAATTTATATCATCAGCTTATAAACAAGTAGGTAAAGATGGTGTAGTATTAATGGAAGAGTCACCAACAGGGGAAACATATGTTGATGTTGTTGATGGTATACAAATAAAATCTCCACTAAAATCTCCACACCTTGTTACCGATAAAGATAGAGGAGTTGCTGAACTAGATAACCCGTATGTATTAATTACATCGTCACCAATACCTAATATACGTAAGATACAACCTATATTAGAACACTGTATAAAGAAAAACAGAGCTTTACTTATAGTTGGTGAGCTAGAGCAACAACCTAAAGCAGCATTATTAACAAATAAGGTCAAAGGTAATATAAAGGTTAACTTTATTGACTTACCTGGCTTTGGTCCTACTAAAATGGATAGCACTGAAGATTTAGCCATAGTAACTGGTGCTAAAGTTATTAATGAAGAGCTTGGTGATGATTTTGATCTTATTGATGTAGATTGTCTTGGTGAAGCAGTAAAAACTGTTACAGACGACAAGCATACGGTGTTTACTGTAAATAAATCAGGTAAAAACCTTAAAGATCGTATAAAACAAGTAAAAGATATAATAGGTAAGGAAACTAAAAATCCTTATTTAAAAAAGAAACAACAAGAAAGATTAGCAATACTTAACGGATCGGTTGGTATCGTGTTTGTAGGAGCAGGAAGTAAAGTAGAGCTAAAAGAGAAGAAGGACAGGATAGAAGATGCAATATATGCTACCAAAGCAGCTTTACAAGAAGGCATCGTTCCTGGAGGTGGTATAGCGTTACTCAATGCTAGTAACAACATAACACCTAAGAGTGTTGGAGAAGAATTATTATTACAGGCAATACAAACACCTTTTAATACAATACTAGATAACGCAGGCATCGAAAAACCTAGCAAACTAGTTAAAGGTCAAGGTATAAACGTAGTAACCGGTAAAAAGGTTAATATGATTAAGTCTGGAATTATCGATCCGGTTTTGGTAACAAAATCGGCGCTGAAAAACGCTGTGTCAGTAGTTAGTACTATTATATCAGCTGATTGTGTAATATCTAATATGAGAATAAATGAAAGCAATCAATAGTTTTTTAGTAGTAGATAAAATAAAAGAAAAGCCTAAACCTGAAAAAGGTTTGATACTTACTGAGTCACAAGCTGATGACATTAGGTATTTAAGAGGCAAAGTGATCAGTGTTGGTGATCAAATCAAAGGTATCAAAGAAAATGATACAGTATGGTATGATAAAAATGCTGGACACGGAATCGAATTTAACAGTAGCTACTTCTATGTAATAAAGCACGGGGACGTAGTGATCGTTGAATAGTTAACAATTACAATTTAATATAGTCGTGCTGAAATTATTGTTTAACCCTTAAAAAAATAGATCATGGCAGTCTTAAAGGAAAAATTACTTTATTTCGCAAGTGGTGGTGGTGCTGACGCAGCTGCAGACAACATTGTTGTTAAAGCTAGCGACTTACTATCTATCAATGCAACTGCAGCTACTACATGTAACGTCTACTTTAAAAATCCTAGAATTATAGAAGGAACTGACGCAGATTCTACAAAGAACTACGTTGAGTTAACTTATACTTCTGGATCTTACAAAGCAGTATGTGAAAGTATAGCTAAAGCTATTGCGGACGCTTATGGCGACGCTTTAGTAGTTGTTGCTGATGATGATAACGAGGTATATGTAGACTCTGCAATATCCGCTTGTATCATCTCAACTGCTGATAGCGACACTAATCCAGATAACTAATAGTTAAATGAGATTAGACGCATCAGATTTGCGAGAAATGAAACTGTTTAAGTATTACAGGCTCGTTAGAAAATGGGCCTGTAAAACTTACGGTTTAACAGACGCAGACCTTGAACTATTAATATATTTAGACTGTAAAGACAGATTTACACGACAAGAGTTTATCGATGGCGCATATACAATGTCATGGGATAAACAGCGATGGGAACGATTAAGGCGTAAAGGCTGGATCGAGGTATGGAGACATCGCAACCGCACTTCAATTAAATTTTCTATTTTTAAAACTTCATTTAAATGTTCGCAACTAATAAGCAGAATATACCGTATACTATTAGGTGAGGAAGACTTACCAACTAGTGAGCGAAGTATATTTTTTAATAACAAATCATATACCGATAAAGTATTTAATAAAGCTATCGATGATATGATTAGAGACATAGATCGATAACAAATAAATTTTAAAATTATGCCAGGACAACATTATCCAACAGCTATGGCCACAGGTCAAGCAAAGGAAGAAAAAAAAGGTAGACAGCTTAGCGAGTCTAAGCAGAAACGTAAAGACAACAGAAAAGAAAACAGAGAATCTAGAGCAGCTGATAGACAAGCTAATAGAGACTCTAGAAAAACAGAAAGACAAGCTAGAAGAAAGAAAAGGCTTACAGCTAAAGCTAAAGTAGTTAGAGCTAGAGCTGAAGCTAATATTGATAAAATAGGTGCTAGAAGAGAAGCTGGTCAAACAGCTAGAATGGAAACTAGACAGTCAAGAGTAAAATCTCAAGTAGATAGATACAGAAGAATACAAAAAAGAATTGACAAGAATACACCTGAAGCTTATGGTCCATTTAAAATGAAACCAGGTTCAAATAGCAAAGTAAACGCAGGAAACTTTAAAGGTTCTGAAGTTCAAAAATACTCAGCTTTTATGTATAACCCTACTTTAACTGATTTAAGCGGTGATGATCAGGTTACTAAAAAAGATCTTTTAATAAGAGTAGGTGCAAAAGGTTTTGAAAAAGGTATGGACAATAAAGTTCAAATGCATGGAAAACCTCATATGGGTCATCCTGAAATGCATGGAAAACCTCATATGAATCATCCTGGGATGTATAAAGATAAATAATGGCTAAAGCTTACCGTGGAGTACTTAAGGCTCGTATAAACAAATTATACGGAGGCGATGTAACCTGCGGTAAAGTTAAAAAGCTAAAGTCACGTAAAGGCGCGACTAAAAGAGATGTACAACTAGCAAATTGGTTTATCAATATGCACGACTGTAAAATATAATGGGAATATTTAGCACTAAAAATAAATTTAAAATGGACGCGCTCAGAATAAAAGAGCGAGGTAACAAAAACACACCAACTAACTTTGCTGAAAGCGCTGTTGAATTTATGAAGGGTATGCCTGGCTATTACCCTCAAGATCATGAAAAGGGACATCCAAGCGAAAGAGAAGAGCGTAGACCTGATATAGGTAGTATAACAGAAGACGACATTATAAACAAAGAAGTTGTTGAAAGAGATGGCGGTAAGTATATAACAGGACAAGTTAAAGTTGATGGAGGATCTAGACCTGATAGTGGTGGTGGCTATGAAGAAGTTTATGATAAGTTTGAAACAAATGAAATGGGTCAAAAAGTAAACCCAACAACAGGCGCTACATATAATAGTGTTGAAGAGTTTATAAAAGATGCTAAAGAGTCTGATAAAAAAGAAGGTTACGGTGAGCAAATATATGACGTTGATAGAAAAGTAGAGTATGGTAAAAATTGGTCATCAAGTTTTTGGACAAACTATGATCCTGTTGCAGAAGAGAAAAAAATGCAAAATCCAAGATATAAATCTGACAAAGCTATGAAGTTACATCGATATTTTATAAGTCGTGATAAAAATGTTTACGAACTTGATGGTAGAAGAACAACAAGAAGTAGAGAAGCTATTAAAGCGCTTACAGATTTAGGTTATCTTACTGAAGAAAACTATAACCCTGACATGAATATATTTGAGCGAAGACATGCAGTTCTTAGAGCATATGATCAATTGATATTGCAAGAACCTGACAGAGCTGAAGAATTATATAGAAAATTAGATTTACCTATGGGTAGAGGGTCAGGTAAAACGAGAAGCTACTCACAACGTGGTTCAGACACAGGATACAGATATAAGTCAGACTAATGAGTAAAATATTATCAAAAATCTTTGGTGACGCAGGTGGTAATGTTGTAGACAAGCTAGCTGGCGTTGCTGATAGATTTATAAGAACAAAAGACGAGAAAGCAGAGTTTGAAAAAGAAATGACTCAAATATTTATAGAAGCTGAATCTCAGATGCAAAAAAATGTTACCGAAAGGTGGAAAGCAGATTTAGAGCACGGAAACTGGTTAACGCGTTCAGTTCGTCCTCTCGTACTTATATTCCTAATAGTGGCGACCGTGCTCATGGTATTTATAGATAGTGGATCTCTAGTATTCAACGTAGAAGAAAAGTGGACGGATCTACTTCAAATAATCTTGATCACTGTCATCGGATCCTATTTCGGTGGACGTAGTATCGAAAAAATAAGAAAAAAGTAATATGCCTAAAATTAAAAACATCCAACAAGACTCGGCTGTAACAGCTGGAGACAAGGTTTTAGGATCAGATACTTCAGGTGCTACTAGAAACTATACAATGCAGCAAATAGCTAATTTTGTTGTTGAGTCAGGTTCTAGTCACAAGCATCATCAAAATACAGACAGTAACGAGTGGACAATAACACATAATTTTGAACTAAGTGATTATTTACCAAGCGTTGTTGTTAAACTAGACGATGGAACCGATGTGAATGTTTCAGCGTTTGGACAAGTCAAATACATTGACAAAAATACATTAAAAATTTTCTTTGCAGCTAGTTATTCTGGCTTTGCATACTTAACTAAATAAATAATTAAAAAACTATGGCAATACCTATTTTAAATCATTTAAACGTTAAAGGTAATCTTACCTTAAACGATTATAAACTACAGGACTTTGTCGTAGATCACTCTACTGAGGGCGATGCCGGTAACACTGCAGGAAAGCTGATCTATGACTCAGGAACGTTAAAATATTACGATGGCTCCTCATGGCAGTCATTAGGAACTTCTTCAGGAACAATGAGTTCTTGGGTTTTAGAAGATGGCGATGGAACTGAAGTAACAGTCGCAGACTCAAAAGAAATTAAATTCGTAGAAGGTGGCGGTTTAGACATAAACTGGACAGACACATCTGATGGTTCAGATGCTGATCCTTATGATCTTACATTTACATTAGACATTTCAGGATATTCAGCTGTAACGCCAGCAAGTGGTGATTCATTTCTTACATTAGATTCTGATGGTTCAACAGAACAAAGAACAACTGTTGATGCTCTTGCAACTTTATTTGCAGGATCTGGCTTATCAGCAAGTTCAGGTGTTTTATCTGTTGACACACTTAACCAAAATACAACTGGTTCTGCTGCTACATTAACAACATCAAGAAATATTGCTGCAACAGGTGATATAGCTTGGAACGTTGATTTTGATGGTAGTGGCGATGTAACAGCTGCTGCAACTATTCAAGCAAACGCTGTTGAAGGCTCGATGCTTAACAACAATGTTATTTCTGGTCAAACAGCTTTAACAACTGGTTTAGCTTCAACTGATGAATTAGCTGTTAGTGATGCAGGTACGTTAAAAAGAATGGATGTTAGTGTTCTACAAACATACATGCAAAACAACTTAACATTTACATCAAACACTGACGTCGATGTTAACGTTTCTAACTTAACAGCAAGACTTCCTCAAATTACAGAAAGTGTTACAATTGGTGATGCTACAGATGTTACAGTAACAACATCAGGTAATTTAGTTGTAACTGGTGATTTAACTGTATCAGGCGATACAATTACAGCTAACGTTGGAACATTAGACGTTGAAGATAAAAACATAACAGTAAATAAATCAACAGGTGATTCTAGTTCTACAGCAGATGGAGCGGGTCTTACTATTCAAGATGCGGTAAACTCTTCAACTGATGCTACTATGTTATGGGATGCTACAAATGATGAGTTTGACTTTTCACATCCTATAAACGTAACAGGAAAAGTTACGGCTACAGGAACTTCAGTATTTGCTAGTCTTGATATATCAGGTGATGTTGACGTTGATGGTACTCTTGAAACAGATGCTTTATCTTTAAATGGAACAACTGTATCTTCTACAGCTACTGAACTTAACTATTTAGATGGCACAACGCTTGGAACTGTAGTAGCTAGTAAAGCTGTAGCAGTTGATAGTAATAAAGATATAACAGGATTTAGAAATGTAACTTTAACTGGCGAATTAGATGCTGCAACGGGAGATTTCTCTGGAGATGTTGATGTTGATGGTACATTAGAAGCTGACGCAATTACTGTTAATGGAACAGCGCTTAATACGGTTATTGATAACAGAATTAAAGTTGTACAAAAAACTGCAACAGTAGATGTTAGCTCATTAGTAAACAATGTATTTAAATGTAACATTGCTCACAATATGAACTCAAATAATCTTATTGTGAAATTATACGATGGAACTACATATTTAGATGTGTTTGCTGATATTGATAGAACAGATGCTAACACGCTACAAATTACTTTCTCTCATGAACCTACTAACGACATTGTTGTTGTTATACAGGAAATAATTGGAGATAATATTGCTGCTGGATCAAACATTACGTATCCATCATCATAATAAATAATTAACTAAATATAGACGGTGCTTCGGTGCCGTCTGTATTATTTTAAATAAAATACATGGCATTACAGTTTTTGCAAGATTTAAAAGTAACCAGTGGTACACTAGAGGCTGACGACTTTAAGTTTCAAAGCTCAAGTTTTACAGACATTAATCACTCATCAAATACGCATACTGTCAACTTTGCCCTACCAACAAACAATTTTACAATAACCGCTCAAAACGCTACTAATACAATAGCTTTTAGTGGTTTAACCTCAAGTCTCATTGGTAAATCAGGTACTATAGTTATAACTAATCCTTCAAGTGTAGGATCTTTAGGTTGGGCGGCTTTACCTGCCACGGCTTATACGCCTGGTGGCGTAGCTATATCATTTGACACAACTGCTGACAAAATAGCTGTATTAACTTATTTTATTGCAGCATCAGATAAAGTATTAATAAACTATGTAGGAGACTTTGGTAGTTATCCTCAATAAAATATAATTTAATGAAGTGGTTATGGAATAAGATAGATTTCTGGAATACCGCGACTAGCAGAAGCACAACAGTTAGTACTTCTAAATCGACGGCTACTAGCAAATCCACAACTACTACTTTTAATACAAGTAAGAGCACTACAACTGCTTTCAATACAAGCACTAATACTACGACTACGTTTGAAACTAGTAAGAGTACTAGTACTGTATTTAATACTTCTACTACTACAACCTTTGAAACAAGTAGAAACACTACTGTGTCTACAAGTAGAGCAACTAGTACTGTATTTAACACTAGTACATCTACTACTACAACCTTTGAAACTAGTAAGTCAACCACGACTGTTTTCAATACTAGTACAACTACAACATTTGAAACATCTAGATCGACAACTATATCGACTAGCAGATCTACAACAACTACTTTTGAAACGTCAAAAAGTACAACAACTACTTTTGAAACTAGTAAGTCTACTACCACTGTTTTTAACACGAGTACTACCACTACTTTCAACACAAGTCGTACTACTACAGTTTCTACAAGTAGAAGTACTACAACTGCATATGAGACTAGTAGAAATACTACCACTACTTTTAATACATCAAAAAGTACTACTACTACGTTCAATACTAGTACAACTACTACATTTAATACTACGCGAACTACAACAATATCAACCAGTAGATCAACTACGACGACATTTGAGACAAGCAAGAGTACTACGACAGTATTCAATACGAGTACGACTACGACTTTCAATACATCAAGAACTACGACTGTATCAACTAGTAGGTCTACAACTACGACTTTCAATACATCTAAAAGCACTACTACAACTTTCAACACATCTACGACAACCACTTTTAATACGTCTAGAACAACTACTGTAAGTACTAGTAGAAGTACTACTACAACTTTTAATACTACAAGAAGTACTACAACGACATTTAATACATCTACCACAACTACATTTAACACAACTAGAAATACAACTGTAAGCACATCAAGGTCTACCACCACTACCTTTAACACGACTAAAAGTACCACAACAACTTTTAACACGACTAAAAGTACTACAACGACATTTAATACGTCTACTACTACAACATTTGAAACGAGTAGAACTACTACTGTATCAACTAGTAGATCAACTAATACAACGTTTAGCACGTCTAAAAGCACAACCACTACTTTTCTTACGAGTAAAAATACAACTACTGTATTTAACACTAGTACTACAACCACATTTAGTACTAATAGAAATACAACAGTATCAACATCTAGAAACACAACTACAACTTTTCCTACAAGTAGATCTACAACTACCACGTTTAATACTAGTACAACTACTACTTTTAACACAACAACAGTATTTAACACTACTAAAAGTACTACAACTGTATTTAATACTACTACGTTAACTACGTTTAACACAACAACTACGTTTGAAACTAGTAAAAACACAACTACAGTGTTTAACACCACTACGTTGACTACTTATACCACTTCAACAACGTTTAACACTAGTACTACAACAGTTGAATCAAGAAGCACATCTACTTCTAAAAGTACTACAACTACTTACGAAACTAGTACTGTAACAACTTTTAACACAACAACTACATATAATACAAGTACTACGACTGTAGAGTCAAGATCTACATCCACTTCAAGATCTACAACAACACAGTATGCCACTGCTACATCAAGAGCAACATTAACCGCTTATAACACTAGTACATCTACTGAAACAACTACAACTTTTGAAACTAGTACGGTAACAGTGTTTAATACTAGTACTACAACGGTGTTTCAAACAAATAGAACTACAACATTTAACACAAGTACTACTACTACGTATACAACTACAACAACATTTGCTACTGCAACTAGTAGAAGCACAACCACTACGTTTAACACAACTAAAGCTACTAGCGTTGATTTTGTGCTTTGGAACGGTGGCGCTAATTTACATACGCCAAGTAATGATGAAGGTGCTTTATATAACTTTAAGTCATCTATAGCTAATGATGCAGCTGAAGGTCAAGGAAATCTTAATTTTAATAATATATACTCTAATGATGTTGCTTTGATAAGTCTAAATAAAATAGACGATAATGGCGCTGATCATACAAACGCTTTTGAAAAAATAAAAAGTCATGTTAATGCGGGTGGTGGAAATTACGCTAGAGTAGTTATTGCTATAAATGGAGCTTTAGAAAATAGATCTTGGAAAATAACTAGTGTTGGTAGTAATTTAGTTGAAGGTTTTGTTGAATATTATGATCTTTCTGTTCAAAATAATGAGCAGTTTGCGCCAGATACTAATATACAAGGCTCTGGTAGTTATTCCGCTTTACGTACTTCAATTAGTGATAATACAGCTATAAGAGTTTGGATTTGGTTAAGTAATAACGATAATTATAGTACTACTACAACAACTACGTATAACACTAGTACACAAACTACTCTTAACACTACAACTACATATACTACAAGTAAATCTACAACCACTACGATTAGCACTAGTAGAACTACATCAACAAGTAGAAACACTACAGAGAGTAGAAATACAACAGAAAGTAGAAACACTCTTAGAACAACTGTAACACAATATAATACAACAACCTTGTATAATACATCTAGATTAACATTTACTGGCGGCGGCGGTGGTGGCTGTAGTAGAGGTTGTATATAAAATTAAATAGTATGAATATACCATATAGAACATCGGATACGCAACAAAATTATCATGCAGCTGATTTAACTTTTCGTGAAAATGGAGATATAGTCTGGACTAACCCTGCTACTAATGAAGTGTGGGAAGTTATGATGGACTGGGAAATACCAATCATGCAAAAGGCGGCCGAGGTATGCGTTGAAGCTGGTGATGATGTTTTAGAGTGTGGTTTTGGCATGGGTATACTATCAGACGCTATACAAGCTAGAAATCCTGGCACTCACACAATATGTGAAACACACCCGCAAATAATACCTAAGCTAAAAGCGTGGGCTGCAGACAAACCTAATGTAATTGTTGTTGAAGATAAGTGGATGAGTTTACTTAATGAGCGTAAAGGTTATGATGCAATACTAATGGATACATATGCTGATCCTGATTTACATCCTCATTTTAGATATTTTGTAAAACAAAAAGCAAAAGACGGAGCTAAAATAACATGGTGGAATTATAGTGGTGGAACAACAGACGAGTACATGAAGTTTCATTGGGATGATGTTGTATTTCATGATGTAGCTATATCTCCACCTGAAAATCAATATTATAATAGAAATGTATACCACGTGCCTGTTAAAATATTTAATAGACCAACTGGTTATGGTGTATTAACTAGTTCTAATTTTAATGTAAATGAAACAGAAAGTAAAAATCTTTTAGAAGCTAGATCATTTTTAACTTGTGATATTTCAAGTGGAACAAAAAGTGTTATAAGTTTTGAAAACATTGAAAGATTAGTAATGAATTGTGAAGGTTTGTACACTTTAAATGAAAGTTTAGTTATAGCAGGTGCACATCCTATATATGTAAAAAGAAATAATCAATGGACTACAGTTAAAGTAAATGAACTTGTGGTTGGTGATAAACTATATGGTAAAAATGGAGAAATAGAATTAACAAGTAAAACTTTTGATTCATCTGAAACAACAAGAAAAATATATAAAGTAGTGCTTAACAACTATTTTGTTAACGATATATTAGTGAAAGGAGGGTCTGATGCCTAATACTACTACTGTTTTTGGAACATCTAGAGTAACAACAGAATCTAGATTTACATCTACAACTGTTACTACTGTATACAACACAACAACAACTTATACTACTAGTACTGTATTTAATACAACAACTACATATAATACATCTACGTCTACTACTACGGTTTTCAATACTAGCACGTCAACACAAACAAGCAGAACCACTACCTTCGCCACTTCAAAAAGCACATCTACAATAGTAGCTCATGATGGGCAAGATGTTACCACACAGTATAACACAAGTACTAATACTACTAGCACGTTTAATACGTTAACTAGTAAAAATACAATTGAGTCAAGAACTACAACAATTGAAACTTCTACTGTTACATATTATAATACTAATACTGTTACTACTAAAAGTACTTCAAGAACAACGTTTTTCAACACTAGTACAGCTACTTTAACGACTACGTTTTATAATACTAGTACAAGTACAACCACGACATTTAATACAATAACAAGTAAATCTACAACTACTACGTTTAGCACAACCACTATATATAATACAACTACCGAGTATAACACTTCTACATCTACAGCAACTAGTAGAACTACCGCGTATAATACTAGTACGACAACGACTACAACGTTTGACACAACCACTACGTATAATACAACTACTACGTTTAATACATCTACAAACACGATCGAGTCAAGAAACACTACGATTAGTACTGATAGAACAACAGAAACAACTTTTAATACAACTAAAAGTACATCTACATCTAGAAACACTACGGTTAGTACTAGTAAATCAACCACAACTACGTTTGAAACTAGTAAAAGCACATCAACAAGTAGAGTAACAACTGTTAGCACTAGTAAAACAACTACAACTACATTTAATACTAGTAAATCTACTACAACAACTTTTAACACAACAACGCTAACAACATTTAACACTAGTCGTACGACAACTGTTAGTACTACTAGAACAACTGAAACTACGTTTAATACTAGTAAGTCTACAACAACTACTTTTAATACAACCACAGCAACAGTTACTGTGTATAATACTTCTACAACAACTACGTTTAATACTAGTCGTACCACAACTGTTAGTACTAGTAGAAGCACGACAACAACATTTAATACAACTAAATCGACTACTACAACTTTTAATACAAGTAAGTCTACTACTACTACGTTTAATACAACAACATTAACAACGTTTAATACAAGTAGAACTACAACCGTTTCAACTTCTAGAAGCACTACGACTACGTTTAATACCAGTAAGAGTACTACGACAACCTTTAATACTAGCACTACTACTACATTTAACACTAGTCGTACAACTACGGTATCAACTAGTCGAAGCACTACTACAACTTTTAATACCAGTAAATCAACGACTACTACATTTAACACGTCTACTACGACTACGTTTAATACATCTAGAACTACAACAGTATCTACAAGCAGGTCAACTACTACTGTTTATAATACATCTAAGAGCACAACGACTACGTTTAATACAAGTACAACGACTACATTTAATACGAGCCGTACTACTACTGTAAGCACATCTAGATCAACAACGACTACGTTTAACACTACTAAATCAACTTCTACAACTTTCAATACTAGTACTACAACTACAACAACTTTTAATACTAGTACTACAACTACTTTTGAAACAAGTAGAACGACTACAGTTAGTACATCTAAAAGTACTACTACAGTATTTAACACATCTAAGAGCACGACTACAGTATTTAATACAAGTACTAATACTACTACCACGTTTAATACTGCTACTACTACGACATTTAACACAAGTAGAACAACAACTGTTAGTACAAGTAAGAGTACAACGACTGTTTTTAATACAACTAAGTCTACAACCACTACTTATAACACTAGTACTAACACGACTACGACTTTTAACACAACGACAACTACTACTTTTAATACTAGTAGAACTACAACAGTTAGCACGTCAAGAAATACTACAACCACGTTTAATACTACAAGAAGTACAACAACTACGTTTAGTACAAGCACTGCTACAACCACAACGTTTAACACTACAAAAAGTACAACCACAACATTTAACACGACTACAGTGTTTAATACAAGTACTACTACTACATTTGAAACTAATACAAACTGGTATGACGGTGATCCTGGTAATTATGGTCAATTGGGTGATGTATCGTTTGACAGGTAGAAAAGTGTAAAAACGTGTAACTATTATAATACTAATAAATTAAATTTAATTATATGGAAATGTTTAACAGACGTGAGCTGGACAAAAGGATTGGCCATCTCAAAAAAAATAAAAAATTAGAAGACTTAGAACAAGTAGAAGGATACTTTATAAGAAGATGTACTGAAGCTGGTATTGAATTTAGCTATGATGTAATGGCTGATGAAATGCCTTACTTCAAAACATTAGCTTATACTGAGTTTGCAACAAGTTTTTACATACAACCACTTAATGTAAAGCTAAGATACGCTCAAATGATCGATGCTTATGCTGATAATTGTAAGATTGTTGATTACTCATCTTATTTAATTGAAAATATTATGAGTAAAAATGCAAATAAGTACCAAGACAGAAACTCTAAGTTTGATCAATATGAGCCAAAAGATAATATTGTTATATTACCTGGCTCAAATAAAGTAAAATCTAATATTTGCTTAAATAGATTAAAGTTTTTAGCAAATAAACATGGTAATAATATGTATTTTAAGCCACATCCTATAACAACTCATCAAATTATTGGTGAATTAAAGGATTTTTTTGGCGATAGCAATATATTACCAAGGGATATAGATATGTATTACTATTTACAAAAAGCAAATAATGTATATACTACACATATTAGTGAAAGTATGGTGTATGCAGCTGTTTTAGGTAAAAAAATAGAACCTATTGATGTTTGGAATAACATACAAATGGGATCTTTTTACTGTATTAACAATCATTTGCTTGATAATCAACATGATATTAAGAATTATATCAATAAATGCTTTTCAAGTCCAAAATCTGGTATTATAAATCCAGCTGTAGACAAAAATTGGAAAGAAAAGATAGATAAATACATGGAATACATACTTAAAAAACGAGAAATGTATAAAGATTGGTTTATAGCAGAACCAAAGAAGAAGTAAAAAGCGTGACAATTGCGTGATAATATAAAAGTAAACTAAAATTTAATATAATGGCAAAAAAAATAACGAAAAAAGAATTAGCTGAATTACAAGAAAATATAAAAAATATTAACAGCGTTCAAATAAGAATTGGTGAGTTAGAATTAGGTAAATTAAATCTAGCTGCTCAATTTAATCAATTAAATCAAAACCTTAAGTTGTTACAAGACACACTTGAAAAAAAGTATGGTTCTGTAAACATTAATGTTAAAACAGGAGAAATAAACAATGAAACTGATAAGAAAAATTAGCATAGGTAGAGATTATAAGAACGATGCAATGCATTATTCAGTTGGTCAAGAGGTCTATGGAAATCACATTATATGTGACATTATAGAATCTAAAGACAAGTTCAGTGTTTTAATTGAAAAAAATAACGAGGTTTTACCTTGGAAAGATTTTAATAAAAACATGGCTATATCAGTTGAATATAATCTTGAGTATTAATGAAAGGCACGTTTTATTTTTTAATAAAACCGAAAACGCAAAGATATAATAATACCAAGAAAATTGGTGATAAAGAAATTATTTTAAACTCTGAAATATTTAACCATCAATATATAAGTCGCGAGGCTGTTGTTGTAGGTTTACCTTCAGAGTTTAAAACACCAATTGAAGAAGGTGATGAAGTTATTATACATCACAATGTTTTTAGAAGATGGCATGACGCTAGAGGTAAAGAGCGTAATTCCAGCAGTTATATAAAAGAAGATTTGTACAAAGTTAGTATTGATCAGATTTTTGCTTATAAAAAAATAGTGAAGTGGAAAGCTTTACCAGGTTATTCATTTATAAAACCTATACAGAAACAAGATGGATCTGAAGCTGATCAAATAGGTATTGTAAAATATTCTGACGGTAACTTTAACGAAGGTGAACTAGTTGGTTATAACGAGGCGGCTGAATATGAATTTATCATAGGAAACGATAGATTATACAGAGTTCCAAACATTTTTATTGAAATTAAATATGAATACAAAGGACAAGAAAAAGAATATAATCCAAGCTGGTTACAGAGCAGTTGACGAGTTAGTTAAGGTTGCTAAAGAACCTATAGTAGAAACTGAAGATGATGTGTCAGCTGATAGATTAAAAAACGCTGCAGCAACTAAAAAACTAGCTATATTCGATGCTTTTGAAATACTTAATCGTATTGAAGCTGAACAAGCAATGCTTGATGGTGTTGTAAAAGAAACCAAACAAGAGTCTTTTAGTGGGTTTGCAGAAAGAAGATCTAAGTAATGTACGAACAAAGCTTGTGTAAGGTTATACAACCTATACGTGAAAATACTATCAAAAGATTAAATAAAGGTAAGAAGTGGAAATATGGATATAATAAAGAGCATGATATTGTTGTTATATCTAAAGATGGTACAATAGGTGAAGTATATGAAATACAAAACTTAAAAATAGCATTACCTAAACAACCAAGTAAAGTACACGAGTTTGAAAACAATAAGTGGCAAGTTACACCATACCCAAAAGAATTAAATCAAATAAAAACTATTTTTGACTGGAGAGATTATCCAGCTAATTTTAAAGAAAAGTATATTGATTATATAGAAGATGAGTTTAGAAAAAGAGAAAATGGTTTCTGGTTTTATAACAAGAATATTGCTACTTATATTACTGGTACTCATTATATGTACTTGCAGTGGTCCAAAATTGATGTTGGTAAGCCAGACTTCAGAGAAGCTAACAGACTCTTCTACATATTCTGGGAAGCTTGTAAAGCAGACAACAGGTGTTATGGAATGTGCTATCTTAAAAACCGTAGATCAGGATTTTCGTTTATGGCCAGTGGAGAAACAGTTAATCAAGCTACAATTAGTTCCGATGCACGATTTGGCATATTGTCCAAATCTGGGGCCGACGCCAAGAAAATGTTTACAGATAAAGTGGTTCCAATATCAGTCAATTACCCGTTCTTTTTTAAACCAATACAGGACGGTATGGATAGACCCAAGACCGAACTGGCATACAGGGTACCCGCATCAAAACTTACAAGAAAGAAAATTACCAGTACGAGTGAAAGGCCCGAGGAGCTCACGGGACTTGATACCACAATCGATTGGAAGAACACTGGAGACAACTCGTACGATGGAGAAAAACTTAAACTCCTCGTCCATGACGAGTCAGGGAAATGGGAAAGGCCCGATAACATCCTCAACAACTGGAGGGTCACAAAGACGACACTAAGGCTAGGTAGTAGAATTATAGGAAAATGTATGATGGGATCAACGTGTAATGCGTTAGACAAGGGTGGTGATAATTTTAAAAAGTTATATTATAATTCAGATGTTACTAAACGAAACAGAAATGGTCAAACTAATTCGGGTTTGTACTCTTTTTTTATTCCAATGGAGTGGAACTATGAAGGTTTTATTGACGAATACGGGATACCTGTATTTGAAAATCCTAAGGAAGAAGTATATGGTCCTCATAACGATCTCATTGATACGGGAGTTATTGCACACTGGCAAAATGAAGCGGATGGGTTAAAAAATGA